GCATTTTCAATTAATCTACCGGGATATAGTGATGCCAGATATTTAGTTGCGGTAAAGGCGCCCAAGTCTTTAAAAATAGATTTTATGGTAAATAATGGGTTCATGCTTTTGCCGGTCATGCCCGGCAGGCAGATGTTGACAAGCTTTGTTGAGTCGTAAGATTTTACGGTATTATAGATATCCCTAAACAGGGCATTTGCCGCGTCCCTGTTTTCATATCCGCCGCCGCGCTCCAGGTCAATATCCACTCCGGCGTACCAAGGGTACTTTTGCATAATCCGCACAATCTCCGAGAGGAATTTATCCTTTGCTCCATTCGTATTATTCCTTAGCGCGGTAAAAACGGAGGCCGTTCCATGGTTCATAATGGTCAGCAGCCACTTGATATGCGGCCATTTCTGGATGTATGGAAGCATGCTGCTGATACTGGTCCCGGTTTCTGAAATAGTGCCGGTGGCATCCATTTCAAATGTGAAAATACCCACCGTATCCAACCGGTCTCCATAATTGGAAATCGCCTGATACATTCGGGCATTGCCCATGAAGCTCCACACCATGCACCGCTTGCCTTTTAAATAATCCCTCACATGCGCTCACCCCCGTCCTGCATCTCCTGAAACTCAAACAATATACGTGCCGATTTCCTGTCCTCCAACTTGACCGTATGCTTGCTGTCCCATGCCGCCGTATATTGATAAAATCCTTCCTTACGGGCAGGACTGCCGTTTTTCAGGCACTGGCGGCTGGATGCCAGCAGCGCTATTTCGTCGCCCGCATTCACCGAATCAAGAAACCTCGCCTTGTGTGCGCCCAAGCCCTGTGAAAGCTCAATGCTGCCTGCCGCCATATCCTGTACGGGATATATATAGCAGTCGAGTCCTGCGGATGTTTTGCCCAGGTTGAATAAAATGACGGTCTCCGCTGTTCGCACCACGCCGTTATAATGGCGGGCGGGACGGCCTCTCCGTTTTCCCTGAATTTCTCCAGCATTTTGCCGCTGTGGACGGTGTACCCCGTCAGCCGGCTGCCTTCCTGAAACTGCAGGTCGGTAAAATATATTGTGCCGGTGCAGTCGGAAAGCTTAAGCGTCACAGTCACGCCCGCCACATGCTTGTCGCTTTTTATCTGTATGGTTTCCGCAAACCTTGAAAACTGCATCATCAACACCTACCCGTCCAATGTCCACTGTATCTCGCACACATGGCCAACCCATCCGGTGGCCACCGAGCCTCCCTGCAGCAGTAAGTCTGTGAAATACACCGTACCGGTGCAGTCGGTTACGCATATCCGGACGGTGATGGATTTTACCTTGCTCCCGCTCTTAGGCGAAATACTGTGCGCTGTCTGATTAAAATACACCATAACCGTCACCATCCTTAGAACAGATCTATAAACCTTGTTTCTGTCGTGCCGTCCTCGTATTCAATGACCACTTCAACCCCTGCCTGGCCGTTTTCGCCCTTTTCGAGGTTTTCAGATGCGATCTGAGCCGAAAAGGTATAGCTTTTGCGCGTTGCCGGATATACTGTCTGCGACAGGCTCTTTGTCATGCCCAAAACGCCCTCCGCTTTAAAGGAAGCCGTTCCCGAAACGCCGTTTTCGGCATCCACCTCAAAGCCTGAATTGACCCAGTAGGCAAAGCCGTCATCCGCCCGTGAGTTGCGCAGATGGTTGAAGGGCACCATATCCTTGATCTCCTGACGGTCGAGCAGGTCGGTACTGGACAACGCATCCGCCGCCTTGTCCCACTGTGCCGAAGAATCGCCCAGTTCCCTTAGTTTCGTAGAAAGCTCGATCACCGTTTTCCAAGGCTCCTGCAGGTTGTACTGCCTTCGCACAACACGTGTCTTAACTAAAAGACCCAGCTCTTTATCGTCCACCGTCACAATATCGCCCAGTTTCCACGCTTCATGCTCATAGCCGGTCAGTGCCGATAAGTCTATGGCCGACAGCACATAGGAAACACGGGGCTTTGAATATTCCGCAAGCCGCATCCGGGCATATTCCAGCATCTGATACGGATTGCTGAAAGACGAACAGTCAAGCGTCGATACCCTCACTTCGTTGGAATAGCTGTAATCTTCCACATACTCTTTGCCGCCGTTAATTGAAGCAAAGGTCATTCCGTCCTTCCCGTAAGCATAAAGCCTTGTCACTAATTCCCGTGTGTCGACCACCCGCTGGATGCTTTTCAGGTTCTTTCGATACGAAAACAGCGCCCCGCTGTCTGTGCCGCTGAAAGTCAAAAGGTGTACCTGCCAGTTGGCGCTGTCAAACACAAGGTCGCCGCCATAAATGTTCTGCACCATGCGAAGGATGGATAAGGCATTCTTTTCTGTACACTGCCATGTCCGCTTAGTGGTGACAGTGACGTTCCCCACCGACCAGCCGGTACCCAGAAGCGCATATTGCATCGGAACATCCGCAGTATCAGCATTAAAGTCCGCCGGTTCCTTTTCCGCGCTGAAGGACAAATCATAAAATACCGCTTCGGCGTACACATGCGTGATGATACGCCCATCCTCGCTTTTGTTGTCGGTCAAAGTACGAATTCGATATATATCGTTTACTATCTGCACCTGCTTTTCATTTTCCAGCGCGTTTCTTTTTGGATCATGGAAGGGAAGCTTGAACTCCAGCGTATCCGCGCCATTTACCTCGCCGGTGACGATAATGTCAAAGGCGTTTTCAAGAACGGCCTCCCATGCGCCGTTTTCATCCAGAACTACAGGGCGGGCAAAGCCAAGCTTTTCATAGGGCGGTTTAGGAATGTCATGAAGCTGGATTTCCAGCAGTTTCGGCGTTCTCGACGGATCGCTGCTGGCAAGGGTAACCCGGAACAGGATATATTGCCGGTTTGGAGACTGAAGCTCTCCGCTTGTTCCCACCGCCTGCCATGCCGACCATTCCTCAAGATCGTCGCTCGTGCTGGTTTCCACCAAGGAAACCGACGTCACGCCAGCAGCATACTCGCTGGTCACCGCCACACGCCCGTTTCCGGACAAAGCGCATGGAACTGCTTTGGTATACAGCATGCCGCTTGCAGGGTATATGCCGTTCGTCGCTTTCAGCGTAACCGTTCCCGGCTCTGTCAAAGCGTCCACCTCCGCGCTTGCGTCACCGCCGTTTGCATATAAGGACGCCTTGAAATACTCCAGCAAATCGTCTGCTGTAAGCTGCGAGTCCGTTTCCAGAAACCAGTCGTCAAAGCCTCCGGCATAGTAGTATGTGTTTGCGTGCATTCCCATAATAATATTGGCGGTGCATTCCCGGTTCAGTTCGCCTGTGAAGGAGCGCACAGGCGACACCCATGCTGCTCCATCGCCGCGGTCGCAGAGGATGTTTTGCACCTTTTTGCTGTTTACTTCAATGATGGAGGCGATAAAATACCAGCCGCCGTTTTTCATGGTGATGGCAGCCGTTTCGCTCTGGTCGTAGATAAGGGTGCCGGAGGAGTTATACAGCATCAGCCTCAGCCTTCCCTGATACAGAGATACATAGAAAATCGGCTGGCCGGGCCCTTGGCGGGTATTGAATATGGGTATATATGTCTGCCCGACCGAATAGGTGGTAGGGTTGATCCAGCCGCCTACGACAATCCTTTCACCCAGATTGTTGAAAAAGCTCCCGTCATTCGCCGCTATAAGGTGGGTCTTTTCCGAAGTTGGGTTGACGATGTTTTGCCGGAAGTATCGTCTAAATCTTCCGGCAATAAGGTTTGCTGAAGTTCCTGACCAGCCGGAGATGGTAAAATGCCTGCCATGCCCGGACGAATCCATAAGCTGCAGATTTCCGTCCGGCGTGCTTTCGTTGAAACGCCATAAAGCGGACGTCCGCACGGTTACAGGAAACTCCCCGGTAAAATCCTCCTGCCTTGTTAAAACCGACTTTATTGCCATTTCGTCGTCACAAACTCCTTTCCGCTGCGTCCGCCTGTCGGCGGACATTCGCTCCAATCCGTTGTTCCTCCTCTCCCCACAAAGTCTCACGACTTTGCGGGGGCCCCGGAGTTTACCTCCATCTGCTTTTCGCCTGTATTTTCATCTCCGTAAACGTCGCATCCGACGCAGTAATCTCAATGGTGTTCACGCCCTTCCTAAGGATTGGGAAGTTCAGTTCCTGCAGGCAGGGCAGGCCGTTTCGCAGGATGTTTCCGGCAGCATCCGTCACCTTGGCGGTAACCATGCCGGAATCAATGACGAGCGTTTCGCCCTCCGCAAGTGTGCCGATGACGCGCAGTTCCTCGCCGTTGGTTATGAGGGATATACAGCTTGAAGAGGATGCGGAGATCACTCCCTTCAAGAAATACACCGGCTCGGAATCGGCGTTTCCTGTGAGCCTCTCCGCCTCATGCATTCCTGTTTCGGAAATAACGAATACTTCATCCTCCAGAGCATATGCAAACGGATCGGGGCAGACAAACCGAAGTTCGAAGCTTCCCGCCGTTCGCAGGAGCCGCTCGCAGTCAACCGCCTCCGAGAGCCGGGCTTTGAAATACCTGTCCGGCACATCGTCCAATATGAGCTGCTTAAGCCCATTTGCCGGATTCAGCCATTCTGCAACGTTATCCAGAACCGATACCAGATCAGCAAAACTGCGCTGGGGAAGCACACTGCAGCTTATGGTTATGGTTCGCTCGGAGATGTCGCATCCGAAATCCGCAACACCTGCTTTACCCGGCACAGTTTCAAAGGAGTTGCGCAGGGCAGGGGACACCTGCCAGCCGGTAATTCTTGCCCGCATTTTCATGCTTTGTGACGATATGCCGTTGTAGATAAACCCCATATGATCCCTCCTCTTCGTCGTCGCGTGCTTCGCATCTTTCGTTTTGCCGCAAGCGGCAAAAGCTAACTCGCTTCGCCGCTCCTCCTCTTCCCACAAAGCCTTTCGGCTTTGCGGGAGCCCTATGCAAAGCTGAAGCGCCCCTGCGCCCTTGATCCGGTCTGCATCAGGTTATACAGCTCCTGCGAAATCCTGCGGATGTCGTCCTCGCTGCGCACGATCATCTGCTGCACCACGACCAGCGGGCCGGAAGCTAAACCGCCGGATCCGCCGCGTTCGTTAACATTAATATCAGGCGATATATTAAAGTCCATCGGCACCGCATTCTGCATATCGTCCGCCACTCTTGCCATGGCCTTGTCGAAGCCCTCGCCGATGCCCAGAGCCATATTGCCGCCGATGCCTTCAAAAACAGTGGAAGGGGAGCGGATGCCAAGGAAATTTTTAACTCCGTCAACAATGCCGCAGAAAAAGCTGCTGACCTTATCCCACAGCCAGCTTCCGAGGCTCTTGATGCCTTCCCAGATGCCCCTGACAATGTTTTTGCCGATCTCGACCACCGAAACGGCCGCCTTGCCTAATCCTTCAATGATGGCCGCAATAATCTGCGGCAAGGATTTCACAAGTTCAGGAATGGCTTTTATCAAACCTGCAGCAAGCTGCACGGTCAGTGCAATTCCCAGATCTATGATCTTCGGCAGGTTGCTTGTCACGAAATCAATGATTGATGCAATAATCCTCGGCAATGCCTCGACAAGCTTAGGCAGGGCGTTTAAAAGTCCCTGCGCCAGCCCCTCGATAATGGCAAAGGCCGCAGCTAATATTTGATCCATGTTGTTGATGAGTGTCTCACAGATAAGGATGATGGCTTCGACAACAGCCGGGATCAGCTCCGGAAGCGCATCCCCAATGCCAGCCGCCAGCGTCACAATCATTTGGACTGCGGCTTCCACCAAAGCGGGAAGGTTGTCAATGATTCCTTGCACCAGCGCCAATACAAGCTGCAGGGCGCCTTCTGTTATCTGCGGCAGGGCGTCAATCAGCGCCTGCAACAGCGTTATGACAATCTGCACCGCCGCGTCAATAATGACAGGCAGATTGTCCACAATAGCCCCGCCGATGGAGGTGACGATATCCAAGCCTACCTGAATGAGCTTCGGCAGGTTTTCCATCAGCATGCTCACAAGGCTTCCCACCGTATTGCCGATGACCTCGCTTATCTTCGTCCAGTCTCCATTTGCTTCAGATAATCCACGAGTAAATTCCCCAAGAAGCGCAACTCCATCGTCGGCCAGCACCTGAAGCTGGGGAAGCAGTACGGTGCCCAGCATGTTTTTTGCAGCTGCGCTTCCAGCTTTCAGCCGCTGGATGCTGTCATCGAATTTTCCAAGCGCGTTAAGCGAATCCTCGCTCATAACCGCGCCCATGCGCCTGGCTTCTTCGGTAAGTTCAGCTATGCCTGCAGAACCCTGCGCGATCAGGGGATTGAGTTCCTGCGCGCTTTTGCCGAAAATCTGCATGGCCAGCGCGTCACGCTCGGTTTCGTTTGATACCTTGCCGAGAGCGTCTATGGTTTCCCAGTATACGGTTTCGCTGTCGCGTAAGTTGCCGTTGGCGTCTGTGACCGAAATGCCGAGCTGCCGGTAAGCGTCCGCAATCTCACCGGTGCCTTTCCTTGCGGAAGACATGGATTTGACGTTCCTTGCCATACTGCCGGTCAGCGTTTCCAATGAGACATCCACAAGTTCTGCGGCGTATTTATACGCCTGTAGGCTGTCGGTCGACATGCCGGTTACGGTCGAAGCGGTAAGAATTTCATCGGCATAGGCTGCCGAATTTACCGACATATCCACAAGAGCCTTTCCCGCGCCGACCGCCGCCGTACCAATGGCGGCCATAGCAGCTCCCATAGCCACGCCGATCCCTTTCAAAACGCCGCCCAGTTTTTCAAAGCGACCACCCGCATCATCCGCCTGATCCGCGGCTTTTTTGATTTCATCGCCGAATTCATCCGCCTGTTTTTCCGCTTCATTAAACTCTTTTTCTGCATTGTCCAGCGCTTTGTTGTTAGCCTCCAGCTCGCGCTCCATTTTGTTCAGCTCAGCTTTGGCGTTGTTAAGCTGTATCTGCCAGGACTGAGTGCGCCGGTCGGTTTCCCCGAAGGATGAGGCGGCGTTGGCAAGCGCTTTCTCCAAGGTGGCAATCTTTTCTTTCTGCGCGTCGATCTCTTTGCTTAGTACCCTGTTTCGCGCAGTAACAGCTTCAACTGACTTATCCTGCTTGTCGAACTGGGATGCGACAAGGTTCATTTCACTGCCCAGCACCTTGAAGCTTTGGTTGATTTCCCGAATGGCGTTTTTAAATTCCTTTTCGCCCTCAATGCCGATCTTCAGGCCAAAATCATCTGCCATGAAACCGCCTCCTTCCTGTGAACTGAAAATTTAATCTTTAAAACACGAAAAGCTATTGTATTTCAACGCGGTTTGGCATATACTAATGGTAGGAAAAGTAGGGATTTCCCTGCTTTTCAAATCCAATAAAGGAGGTTTCAGCATGAGCGTTCCCATAGTTGATAATGCAAAGGTAATGGCCAAAGGCCAAATTACGCTGCCAAAAGATATTCGCTCCAAGCTTCGCCTTTCCACCGGAGACCGTGTCACCCTCATTTGCGAGGAAGATCGGGTCATCCTTATGAATTCCGCTGTCTACGCCATGAAAATGCTGCAGAAAGAAATGGAGGGCGAAGCGGAAAAAGCCGGGATTCAAACCGATGACGACGTCATGAATCTGGTGAAGGACGTCCGCGCGGAGATTGAAGGACTATGAGAGTATTGATCGACACCAATATCCTGATCTCCGCTTCCTTGAGCAGTGAAGGAACGCCATATCAGGCGTACGTCAAAGCCGTTACGCACCCCAACCACGGTATGGTTTGCGATCAAAACATCGATGAGCTTCGCCGGGTATACAACCGGAAATTCCCTCACAAAATCCAGGCGCTTGAACGCTTTTTGGCGCTTGCGCTTACCGTCCTTGAAGTCGTTCCGACTCCTGTTGTTGACATATCCGATGAAGCGCTTGTCCGGGATGCATCCGACAGGCCGATTCTCAGGGCGGCCATTGCGGCAAAAGCCGACGTGCTTGTAACCGGCGATAGGGATTTTCTTGAATCCGGCGTCACAAACCCAAAGATCATGACAGCGGCAGAGTTTCTGCAAATAGAATAACAGCAGCTTTTTAAAGCAGGGACTAAATAAACTCCCTGCTTTTTTGCTGCCTATATCCCATAGGGAATCACATCGTCAATGGTCAGCTCCCGCTTTGGTTTGGCAAGCCCCAAGAACTGCTTGTGGCACTCCCACAAGTCCAGCAGGTGCCCAATAGGCATGAGCCATACTTCCTCCTCTATACGGTTTAGCTGGACAGTGCCGTAATACAAAAGCCGAGTGAACAATTCCTCATCGCTCACCCGGCCGGTGTGTTTTTTGAGTCATCCTCGCTTTGAACATTTCTTTTCGTGCCTTTGAACATTGCTTCCATAATTGCGTTCTTATATGCCGCCAGCTCCAGCGGGGAAGTAAGCAGTTCCACCGTCTCCTCGGTCAGAAGTTCCCGCTTATCCTGATTTTTCAGGTTGTGTATAAGAATGCTCTGGTTGGCCAGCAGCGTGATCAGCCATACCACTTCGTCCAGCGCCATCTCGAAGTTCTCCGTTTTCATCAGCTTGGTGCCGAGGTTTTCAAGTCCGCCGTACCTTTTAGCAATTTCCTTTGTCGCTCTGGTGGTTAGAATAAGCTGATACTCCTCGCCGCCGATGCTGATGCTTGCGCTTCTGTCCGTACCCTGCATTATTCACCGCCTCCTCCCACAGCGAAGACAGGTTCATAAACTTCCGTATACCAGCCGGTAATAGTGGCAGGCAATACGCCGGGGTCGTCCTCACTGACCTCCGCTTTCCACGGATGCCTGCCCTGGCCGTCCGGCTTGTTTCGCCGCATGACCGTTCCTTCGATGGTAGGCGTCGAAAAGGTGACGCTGTCGCCTTTCGTCTGCAGATTTGTCGCCGGAATACCGAATTTTACGCGGTACAGCCAGAAATACCGGTACTTGCCGTTGGCTTTCTTGGCTCTGAAGCCGATAGCCACCGGAGCGCCCCCATCCTCGCTGGCGGAAATCAGCACCTTGTTGTCGTCAAGGGTGGCACCCGTCAAAACCTCGGCAGCGGCAACACCGATATCCGCAACTCCTAGAGATAAGGTGCCGCTTTGAAACTCCTTGACCACTTCTGCCGCTCCGTCATCGGCATAAAGCGTCGCCTCGGCCAACTCCACCGAAAGTTCCGCCGTAATCGCCTTGGCCAGCGGAACAGGTGTGCCGTAGGTCTCTTCCCCGTTTTCATCCTCGGTTATTTTGGCGTAATACAACCTGTCCAGTCCGATTGTCGCCATGTTTCATTCCTCCTTTACTTCGTATTCTTTTGCCACATCAATGGCATAGTGGTGATAGCCAGTATCGTCTTCGTGCCCGATATACCACCGGTCGGTAATGGTAAAGCCCGCCTGGAGCAGTGCGTTTACTATCTCATTTTTGCGGGCGGTGTAGTTACCCTTTTTAAATAAAGACAGCCGAACCTCCTGCGTTTCCGCCTGAGGCCGGTTGTCGGCAAAAACCTCAAAAGTGTCGGTCATCGGGGTTATGACAAGGTACTCATCCGGCGGCACTCCGCTGAATACGCCAGTTTCAATGGGGATGCCCAAAACACCCAATAACGAATTTAACTCTGACAATATGCTCATATCCGCCCCAGCTCCTGTTCAAGTCTTGTTTTCATTGCTTCGATGCAGGGCTTTCTTGACGCGGATTTTGCCGGTTTCAAAAAAGGCCGGGCAGGCTGCCCGGACTTGCCGTATTCGATGATGTTGGCGATCTTGGCGTTGCTTTCCCCGTCTTTTCTTGGCTCCGAAAAGCCGACTTTAATGTTATGGTTTCCGTCCCTGTCCTGCTTGGCAGGGGAGAGGCCCAGAGCATCTACCAATTCTCCGGTTGCCCTGGACGGATATTTAGTGCCTTTTCCTATAACTGACTGCAGGTTGGACTTCACTTTGGAAAGCACCACTTCGCCGCCTGCTTCAAGCACCCTGGGTATAATTTCGTCTGTCTTTTCACCAAGCCTGGAAAGCCGGAGCAAAAACTCCTCCGGCATCTTTACATCAACCTTAGCCACGTCGAAGCCACCTCCACTCATCGCTTTTGCCGCAAAAAGCGGCAAAACGCTCTCCGTTCCGGGACTTCTCCTTCTCCCCGAAAGCCATGCGGCTTTTCGGGGGCCCCGCGTTCCGCTTACGCTTCACTTCATGCCTCCTTTCCCGCAAGCACCTCAATATACATCCCGCGCCCCTTCACATCCTCAACACTAATGATGTTGTATCTGCCATCGCTGCATACGAGCACAAGATCTGTGGTGATTTCAAGGTTCGGGATCTTGCGGAAACGGAACAGGGCAGACGCCTGTGAAAACGCCGCCCTGTTTGCCCATTTTTCGCTGCCATGCCTGTCTTCCTTGTATGCCCTGACTGAAGCAAGGATGGTGTCTCCTTTTTCAGCAAAACCCTCGCTATCCTTAACCGGACGGGTTGAAATGATGTCCACAAAGGTGTTCATTTTTCCGAAACTCATATTTACGCCTTCCAATCCCGGTCAAGCCGCAATAAAAGGTTTACGGTGTTCCACACTTGCTGCCCGGCCTGCACATTGTCGGCAAAGAAACCGCCTGTGCTGCCGTCCCGGCTTTCGTAAAAGTGAGTCGACAGCATGATGACAGCCTGTTCGGTAGTGGGCGGCATGGGATTTTCGGCATAATACCCCTCCGGCTTTTTCTGATAGCTCTCCGCATATGCCATTGCGGCTTTGATGTATTCCTGCAAAAGGGCGTCATCTTCACTGTGCTGCAGTATGAGGTTGGCTTTAACTTTCTCTAAAAGCTCCATGCCGCAGCCCGTCGCTTCCGCGTTTGCTGTCAAGGAAAGCCTTGGCGGCTTCCCATGCTTTCGCGCGCTTTTCACGCAGTTCCAATATTTTGCTCATTGTCAAATCCTCCTATCTCTTTTTTTGAAAAATATCTTTTGATATCTCCGTCATTCTTAGAATTACGGAAAATTTGAATCTTGGTTTTAAATCTTTTAAGCATAAAAATCTTTTGCAGCAG